CTTACATATTGATAAGAGCCCCAATTTTTATTAGTAGGAGCTGCTCCTGCATTTTCGTAATATTGATATTGAGATAAATATGCCATACTATTGTTCTTGGTTTTCTTGTTGTTCTATAGCTTGACCGAACTGCACCGTAGCTATCTCTCTAATAGACATACCTGCATATTGTAATATTCTAGCCACTAAATTATTTACATCATCTTGAGGAAGCTCAAAGTCTTGATAGTCTGATTGAGACTGGTCAAATATAGGCTCCCCTCCTGTAAGCGAAACATAAGTCCACTTAGGGTCTTTTGGATATCTGATATATTGCGATACCACTCGCCCTATTTGGTTTACAGAATCAGGATATAAGGTTAATATGTTTCCTTCCTGAGTATAGGCAGGGAAAGTAGTGTTAGGACTAGTAAGCATTGATTTAGTAAGCATAGTTATTTTGCTATGACTAAGCTGCTCTGCTTCATTTTTTAAATCAGATTTCTTATAGATAGCATAAGAGACACCTGTTGTAGTCAAAGAGGCTACATTTAAAACTAGTGTAGTTTCATTAGTTACAGACGCAACTTTTAAATTTGTTATTACTGAGTTTGCTAAAACCACAGAAACAATATCCCCTACTGCCACTCCATCGGTTTGAAATGTTGCACCCGAATCTATTAACTGTGTGTTTCCGCCTCCAGTTGCGGTAGTTGTTCCAGATGAAATTACAGTGCTGTAAATTAAAATCTTATTTAAAAGATAATAATCCGAACCTGTGGTTGCTGCCGTAGGAACTGTGTATTCATTTAGTACGCTTTGAGATAAGCTTGCTGTAACTGAAAAAGTATCTATGACTTCTTCATATCCTTTTTGAATATCTGCGTATCCAGTTCCAGATACTCTCCCATTTTGTTTGTTGACCTGATTATTATAAGATATAAAGTATTCGTCAAAAATATCTAACTGCGCTTGCTTTGCAAACAAGTTAAAATCTGATGGAGATATATAACCGTAATTATTCTTGTTAAGGATAGCAAGAACTGTATTTCTAACAGCGTTTATCATCGCTTTCTTTTTTACAAAGATAAGCAAAAAAAAAGAGGTCAATTATTTTTGACCTCTCTCAACAACTGCTAATCTTCTAGCAATTTTTCTAACATCTTCAAAGACTCTATCCCATCATCGCTTTGTAAATATGACGATACAATGTACATTGGGTCTTCTCCAAAAGGCACGGTTAACATCTTCTTCTTATTGGTAGATGTGTTAAACCATACTTCCTTTTGTTTGTTTCTAAAAGATAACAATCCTTTGTCAAAAAACAACTGAACATTGGACTGTAGCTTTAACATAGGGTCGTTAATCATCTTTAAGAACGTATTAGGGTCTTGCTTAACAAAGATTAATATATCTCTACGAAGCTCTGCCGTGCTCATTTGCTCTGTATTTCTTCCAAGCAAAACTCTTGATATGGTCTCTACCTGGTCTACAGAAAGCTTTCTGGCTTCAATAAGAGCATCTGCCTCTATGTTTAATTGTTCAATTTCTGCTGCTGCATCTTTTTCTTCATTCACCTCAATAAACTTTTTACCGTTTAGTGGGTGATAATATAAAAACTCTTGCAATACAGGATTTGTTTTTGGAACTCTTAAAAAGCCATCAACGAAATCAATAGGCTCTCTAACTACTTGTCCATCTTGCTCATCTTCAAAACAAGATTTTTGGTTAGGAGAATATCTCAACACTCGGTTGATTCCTTTGTCTTCGTCAAAATGTAATAAGGGTTGTCTTCTTGAGCCTCCCGAAGGTAATAAGAAAGATATCGGAGCTCTATCTCTAGTAAGTTTGTAGACCTTGTCTACTAATGTGTTTTTTTTCATTATATATAAATTTAATTAGATTTAAAAAAAAGGGAGGCGGTTAAACCTCCCTTGGTAATAATACTACTCTTGGAATAAGAAGAAGTTGTTTGCACCTAAAGTACATACAGCTCTTTCAGACAAGAAGTGTACTTCCATAGCATCTAAGCTTGAAGTAGCAGCACCGCCAGCAGAACCTGTAATCCAAGTTTTGTAACGTCTGTCTTCAGTTTCAGAAGCTCTGTATCGAACATGAAGGAATGGTCTCTTCGCATTCTTACCTAAAATCTGGTCGTATACTGTAGTAGAACCAGCTGGTACTAATAGTCCGTTTACACGGCCTGAGTTAGCTCCAGTAGGAAGTCCCCCACGCATAGTTGGGTCATTTAAGTATTTCCAATCAGACTTGTAAAAGTCATATCCTCTACGGAATCCAGTGAATCCTAGGTTTAATGCCATGTCTTTGTCATTGTCAAATAAACCATAAGATGTTCCACCAGCTCCATAAGAGTTCTGAGCTGCTAACATATCATCAATATCAAAGCTAAATTCTCTATCAACGAAAATTACATTTTCTTCAATAGAACCTTGCTTATCTAAACGCGAGATTACTGCATCAAAGTCAGCTAGTGCAGCTGGGTTTCCACCGCCCCACACATTTCCACGATTCTCAACTACATAGAAGATACCTTCAGAACCTTTGTTCCCTACATCTCCTCCAGCTGCAATTGCTCCTGACGCAGCTTCTGCTGGTACAGCTTCAATCATTGCTGTTTCTAAATAGTCGTCAAAACGTAGACGAGTTTCGTGCTCTGATTTAAGATACCATAAGTATCCAGATGCTCCGTTTTCAGTAGTTACTTCTACCCATCCAATTTGTGCCATGTCAGACCCGCTTACAGCGTATTTGTCTTTAATGATAATTGGAGAGTTATCAAAGATAACGTCATCAGCTTCTAATGAGCCTACCATTCCATTAGTTCCTTTTTTAAATTCAGAACCATAAATAAATACTGTTCTTGTAAGTCCAACACCACCAACTTGTCCAGCTGCTTCATAATAAGCTACGTCAAAAGTACCTGCTGCTGTATCTACAGCTGTAACAATACCTTTGTTCATTCCGCTTCCTGCATTATCAGAGATAACAACAGTCTGTCCTACTCTAATTGCAATGCTTCCAGTACCAGGTACTAGCGCATCATTCACTGTGATTGTAGCATTATCAGCAGCTGCTGCTGCTCCTGAAGCACAATTGGTATATTTAGTGTGTAATCTTCCTTGCTCTGCCCATTTGATAAGGTCAGAGTTAGAAGGCATCTCTGCTCCTACTAAACGTAAGAAAGATGCAATCGTGCGATTTCCATATCGCTCAAACTCCTTTTCGTATGTATCAGGTAAATACTGATTTAAGAAATCAAAGTTTGTAATGTAGTTAGTTGCCAAAGGCACCTGTTCTGCACTCGGTTGTAAAGCAAACCCAGGGGTTGCTTGAACTGCTCCTGCCATAATAATTAATTTTTAAAATTTATTTTCGTTTAATACTTCTTATTTTTAAGCCTCTCCCCGAATCAGGGTTAACTGACTTAACTTGAAATCCTCCCTTATTAGTTACTTCAGGCGCTCTACGCTCGCTCATATTTATATTTTTAGTTTTGCGTATTACATCTTCCGTAGCTTCAGACTTACCTTGCTCATAAAAGAACTTGGCAAATTTGTCAGGATTCATTGCGATTGATAAAGCTCGATGGTATCCGGCAGCATCCTTAATTAAACCTTTGTCATCCAAATACTTATTAATAAAGTTCATCGGAGTTTCTTGAGTTTTTTTAATTGTCTGCGCATCACCGGGAGAGAAGGTTACTGTTTTGTCGTCAAGCACGAAATCAAAACCTTTGAAATCTTCAGTAAAAACTTTATCGGTTTCTTTTAAAAACCAATCTCGTTTTGCCTCACTTTCCTGTTGTTGAGTTTTAACAGATTCTAAATATTGCCTGTACTCTTGAAGCTCTTCATTGTTGCTCTGAGAATCAACAGCCGGTCTCGACTCAAGGGGCTGCTTGTATAATTCTTTTTGCTCATTAAAAAACTTCTTTGCTTTAGCAATAGTTTTCTTTTTTGCTAATTTAGTTTTTTTAATTACAGACTCATCATCTAGTTCTTCATCCCAAGAATAATCCTCCATTAGAGAATCAATATCTTCAGGGTCTAAACCTTCACCTTCTGTAACTGTCAAATACTCTCTTAGCAAAGAATCAGGATTCATAGCGCTGAAGTCTCTTTGTAATTTTACATAGTCTTCAATACCTCTTCCCGTTTCTTTTTTATACTTAAAGTAAGCCGCAACATCTTCTGGAAGCTCTTCAGCTTCTTCTCTTGCTGCGCTTAATTCATCTAGTGAATTAATTTCCTTACCATATCTTTTTCCAATATATGAAAGAACGTCTTGTTCAGATAGCTCGGCTGGTTCTTCAACTGGCTC